GGAGATATTGATCTGGAAGAGGAAGACACCTACGACATAGAGTCAAATCTCACCTGCTCAAGCTGCGACGCCTTTGTTTCGTATTACATAAAAGTAGAGCAAAAAGATGATAAACTGGCGTGATGCCCTCATCCTTTTTGTTTTGTTCCTTGTTCTCATGGAGCTAGGATGGATTTAATTCTTTCGCTTGGGGGAGCGATCGATGAAGCAATGTTATTCCTGCGGCGAAAAAAAGCCCGAAGATAAATTCACGCTCTCTAAAAGATCTAAGAACGGCGTCACTAATATGTGCAAAGATTGCGACAATGTTAGGACCAAAGGACGCATCTTCCGATCCCCAGAAACGCTCCTACGACGACGCTTTATTGATCTTCGATCACGGGCCACGCGCCGCAAAGAAAAAATTGGGATAACCCCGGAAGACCTCATTGCCCTCTACAAAAAACAACACGGCCTCTGCGCCCTAACCTCAATGCCAATGACGTGGGCAAACGATGGCGAACACTCCAACAGCGCCGAAAGACGCGGCACCTCCATCAGCGTAGATCGGATCGACCCAAGCATCGGCTATACCAAAGAAAACATCCGCCTAGTCTGCGAACGTGCAAATAAACCTAAAGGCAACATGGACGACGGCGAGCTCTACTTCTGGTGCCGACAAATCTCCTACCACCTCAACTCCTTCCCCGAAGAAGACTAACCCCCACCCTTCTCCTTCAACCGCATCACCGCACGCTCAATCATCTGCAACCGCTCTTCGTAAAAGTTTAACTTCTCATGGACCTCGGACCACGCGTCACGGTCCTCCGCAAAATCTAAGTCGAGATCATCACACTCATCAAAGAACTCATCCCAGTCACGCTCTTCATTATTGCTCATCGACAAACAACTCCCGCTTAGACACAATCCAGTCTTTCGGAATCGCTAACTCCGCCTCCCCCTCAATGGCCTCACCGTTCTCAACAATAATGTGAGGACAGATAACCAACCGGTCATCATCCTCGTGCACAATCAATCCGCACGACCATACTGTCGCTACCTTTTGATTGCATACCTCCGCAATGTCGCGCCAGCCTACGTTGCTCCCGCCGCACGCATCACGCCACACGACCAAAAAAAGTTTCCTCTCCATCTTGCCTATCTCCCCCCGTATGCGATAAGGTGACTCTGTGGTCACGCACACAGATTACCAGACCTTTGGGGGATTACTATGACAAACAAGATTAACGCGTCACGGGGCAAGGTTATTGACAAGGCCACCATCGACGACGGCTTCCGGCAAGTCTGCCTAGACAACCTCTACGACCTCTTGGGCGACGACCCACGGTTCAGGCTCAGTATGCTGCAAGAGGCCCTCGACCCCGTTAATCAGGACCTCGACGAAAACTGCGACATGGTGATCAACGCCATGATCGACGCCCTCAGTGCCGAATCCGAAAAGGATCTGACCATGGCCCTGTATAAGATAGGGTTTGTGGTACTCAGCGGCTACCTACTCAACGAAGAATACACACAGGAGACGCCCCCATGAGTGACGAAAAACACCATCCGGTGACGATACTTTGTATCTACATCGTGATATGCCTTTGCTTTTTCACCAGTGTCAGTGCCATTACAGGATGTGCCACGGCCCACGGGACTGGGGACGCCAGTTGGGAGTGGCCGCATGAGTCTTGAGTTATCTGAGAAACTCTCCGACGCCCTCGTAAAAATTGCGTCCCTCCCCCCGGGCGACAATGCTTTGGCCAGATCCCTTGCCAAGGAGGCCCTGCGAGACGCCATTGTCGGGGTGGACGAAGAAATACTCCGCCTTGAAACCGAAAACCGATGTCTCAGCCACGAGAAAAAACAACTGGAGAAATACCTATGTCAGAAGACCATGTAGTCCTATTCAGCATTTTGTTCCTGCTCAACGCCTACACCTTCGCCGAACTCATGAGTACCAAGGCTAAGCTCAAAGAAGCCCGAGACGCCCTCAAACTCGTGAGCCGTTATTAAGGAGTCCCCCATGCCAAAATCAGGGGCCATCACGCTCGACCTTCAGGACTATGAGACCTACTTAGACCTGTATGTCCAAGCCCAATACAACGCCGTGGAGCACGAAATGGAAGACCTCGTGGTCTTTGTCAAAACCCGAAACGGGGCCAGAGACATTACTGACGTGTTCACCGAAAGCGACCTCAACGACATCACCGAACTCCTGTTCGATGAACTGTACTCAGGATACGACGAATGACCCCAGAACTCCTCCAATCTACCCTAGAGACCCAACTGTACGCCTCCGGCGAGGAATTCTCCTGCGGAGAACTCGCTACACGGCTCAAGGTCTCCTACCAACAGGCCATCAAAATCCTGACGCACCTCGAAAAGGAACAACTCATAACCTGTACCAAAAGAGGAAACCGACTATGCTACGCAAAGACCTCCCCGTTCAGGAAGCTGCTGAACAAACCTTGGGCAACCTACGTGCCCCCTCATCCAACAGCGACCGAATCAACTCCAAGTACCATCTTCGCACGGCCACCGTCCATCTCAAGCAGGCTCTTCAGCAATTCGAACTCGCCATAGCCGCTCCCAATCAGCAACACATGGTGCAACGCGTCATGCATTTGCTCGGGGAAATCCCCAAAGAAATACAGGCACTTGATTAAAAATTAACCAACACCTGTCGCTTTTGACGACACGTATTCAATATATACTCCAGTGTGCATTCCAGTACCTATTTCAGTAGGCAATAGGCCCTTGGGCCGTGAATAGTTGGCATGAAAGAAAAAAAATAAGTGTTTTGCGGAGATTTAAGCTCTAATCCCCGCACAATTTGCGGTGATTTAAGGGCCTCATCGCATAGTTTGTTAGCGAGTACTACCGCTTCAGGGCCCACGGACCACGGGTCAGGGTTAAAAAGCGTTTCTATATAGTGTTTTTTCCAGCAACATAAAAAAATAAAAAAAGAAAAAAATAGGCGTTACCGGCGTTACCGCGTTACCTTGGGCCTCTAGCCCGCATAAACGCTCACTTTTGGGGGTAACGAGGGGGTAACGGCGGTATACACCGTGTGTACTACAAGACGTTAATCAAGGAATTTGCATAAATATTCTGGCGAAAAATGAAAAAAATATTTTTTATTTCTCTGGAAAAAACACTATATAGAACTTGAAATTAAGGGCTGCCAAGCTTATGGTTCTTGAACTTACTCATATATTGGGAGCCCGTATGGCTGAGAAGAAATCACGCTACGCCAAGGTATTCTCTGGCGCGAAGACCACCCCTATCCCTGAAGAGCGGCAAGAGAAACGGCGGGGCAGACCACCCCTGAAAGAGAAGCGGCTAAACCGCAGGCAAGAACTGTTTGTCCGTGAGCTAGTCAGCAAGGACGGCCAGATTACGATGCGGGAGGCGGCGATTAATGCAGGCTACCCTGAGAAGTCTGCCCACGTTCGTGCCTCTGAATTGACCAACCCGCGGATCAGCCCCCACGTTTGCAAGGCCATACGGGAATACCGGCAGGAACTGGACCAGAAGTATGGCGTGGAATACCAACGACACCTTCGGGACCTCCAGCGGATCCGTGACGCGGCGTTAGATGCTGGCGCGTATTCAGCCGCTGTTCAGGCGGAATACCGCAGGGGTCAGGCGCAGGGGGATATCTACGTCAACAAGACTGAGATCCGTCATGGGTCTATTGAGCAGATGTCGAAGGAAGAGGTGATGAAGGCGTTGGACGAACTTAAGCAGAACTACCAGCCTCTGATGCACGATGTGGACTTATCTAGCACGGGCAAAGGCAAGCGGAGCCAAGCCAGAGAGCGAATGATGGCCATTCTTGAAGATGAAGACGTAGAGGACGCGGAGGTTATACAAGAAGATGTTCCTAGTTAATTTTGTAGGCAAGATTTGGTACGGCAAATCGGAGTGGGAAAGGCGTTGTAGGGGGGAGTATTTTGAGGGCGAGCGAAAAAACATTGAGCCTTATTTCTCACACCCCTTGGAAAAGAAGGCGTGGGAATTAAGAAAGGCTCGCTTTAAATGAGCATCGACATATTGGAACCGGTAAAGAAGGCGCGCAAGCCAAGAGAAGCGAGCCTTTGGCAGGCGTTCAAGGCAGGGATACTTAAGTATCAGCCTAGCTGGGCCTACACTCGGGTGGAATCTAGGGCCACCCTTGGGTTCCCTGATCTTTTGCTGATGGACCATAACGGTGCCTTCCATCTGGTAGAGATGAAGGTGGCGAAAAAGAACAAGGTTGATATTTCTCCCCACCAAGTGGCTTTTGCTAGCAAGCACAAGCGCGGCAGTTGCTGGATTCTGGTTCAGCGAAAGGAGGATAACGGGCGGGAGATATTCCTGTACCACGCCAGTCAGGCGGTGGATTTGCGGATGGACGGCCTGACTACGGAGCCCATGGTGTACACCAACCAAACGGGCGACTGGGAAAATATTCTAAATACTATTGCAATGCCGGTTTAGTATCGCATATCCTGTTATTAGGCAATGTTGCCTAATCTTTGGGAGAACAGATATGAAAGCAATACTTTGGCTAGTCGATGACGGCACGTGCTGTCACGACTCTATTCGGTGGTTTGACTCAGAAAAGGATGCTCGGCAATACGCTAGTGATTGCTGGGACTTTGACGTGGACGGTATTCCATTCATTAGCCAGCGCATGGTGGAGAGTCCCTCCGATGTTGTGGCTCTGTTAAACGAAGCGGAGTGTCGATAATGGAAAATTCATTTGATGAGGTTTTTCAGGCCATGTTGGAAGATATTGGCTATGAGAAGTTGGCCTCAAAAGAGGAATTAGTCGAGGAGGTTATTCGGCTAATCGTTATCGATGTTGAGTACGGCGACACCTCATCAATAGAAGGTCTATTGATGATGGTGCCGGAAAAAACACTGATCGACTTTTTGCCGGAGGAATAAGACCATGCCAGCGATTGAACTTAAACACGGGCAGGACCCTGCCGCCGTTACCAATCCTGCTTATTGGGACTGCGAGTGTAAGACCGATTACATTCGGCCTAAGCAAAGCATTTGCGCGGACCCCTCGAAGTTTGACTGCCCCCGCTGTGGGGCGAGCGAAGACCAACAGCCAGATAGTCGGGCCGATGAAGTGGCGGCGGCGTTAGCGGATGTTGAGCTTTGGCCCTCAATCGAAACGCGCCACCATTATCAAGTCGATGGGTGGGTGGATATGTCCACCAAGATTGATGTCTTGGCGCGCAGTGAAGAGGAAGCCATTGAAATCGCGGAGCGTGTTTTTAATCAGCGCGTGTACGAGATGTACCATGCTCATGTCTCTGACTCAGAAACTGTGGAGGACACGTGGTATGAACCACACGGTGGGGATCTGGAGATTTCAGATTGCCGCGAGTATGACGGTGACGCTTGCTACACCCTTGAATCCACTGAAGGCATGGGAGAATAACTTATGACTACTTTAGAAAAGCTAGACCAGATTAGTGAGCGCATAGTCACTTACATAGACAAGGACTTTGAGCTTTATATCTTAGAGCAGGCACTCGATTTACTTGAAGAAGTTAAGAGAGAGCTTAAGGAGG